GCCACCAATCACAACTGCCATTCCGGGCTGGATACCGGCAGTAGAAGCAACAGTGAAAGTGGTCGCGTTTGATGGGCTGCTCGACAGGGTGGTTGCAACCGTAACGGCTGTTTCCTGAACCAACTGAACAACACGCAAGCAAGGCGAAGTAGCCGAGCCGCTGCCAACCGTCTGAACGATGTTTCCAGCTACAGAGCTAGACACGGTGGGGTTAGCACCGGACACACCCATTGCCGAGTTACCAGTCGTCGTGCTGCCGGTATTACCAGCGACGAGGAAGGCGTTCGTTCCAACGAAGCGAGGCGACATATAGCCAACCGTCGTGCCGGTGTTAGCTTGCGTGTTAGCCGAGCCTTGAGCCTGAGTAACAACACATGCCTTAAACAGCGCGGTGGGGTTGTCCATCACATACGCAATCATCCCCGGCTTATTGGTGCTTGCTGCGTAGTACTGACCTTGCAGGTTACCAAAGACAGGGTTGGTTCCGGGGAACTGAGTGCCCAAGAACACGCCAACGATTTGCCCTGCCGCCGCTGCGGTGGTGGTATCAGCGTTGTAGGGGGTGATGACTGCATTACCACCAGACAGACCAACAACGTCGCCGTTGAAAATGTTTGTCGCGTAGTTTTGTGCAATCGGAATCATCCGAGTCGAACCTGAGAACGGGATACCGCCCATCAGGTTGATCGGCACTAGCCCGTAGGGGCGATCAACAACAGGATAAGCCATTTAAAACTCCATTATTTAATACCGGAACCAAATCCGCCGCGACTGACTGTGGACTTGCGATCCGCAAACAGCGGCATACGGGGATCATTGTTACGCATGAAGTTGTTATCAACAGACTCCATTTGTTTCTGCGCCTGATCGTTGTAGTACTCCGACATGGCGCCCGCTTTTTCGGCTGAGATTTTGCAAAGCAAAAGCCCACCGATTTCCACATTGCCGTCGTTGTTACCTTCAATCATCAATTCGGGATGGTCTTTCGCCTTAACCGGAACCCAGCCCATCCTAAACTTACCGGACACGTTAGTGTTCGCGGCTTGCCCCATGATGTGCGTTGCAATCCACCGGAATGAATAGCCCGCTTCAGGGGTAGGATCTGGCAAGGAACTCGGCGGTACGTAGACAGCCCGAGCAGTTTTTTCGCGTGACGCCAAGTCACGGGGGGTACGAGCGTTAGTTTCAGCCATTTGCATTCTCCAATTTAACAACTTGATCAGCGTATTGTTTTGGTGTTAAGCCAAACTTCTTAGCCAGCGCGGCTTGCGTGGTAGTTAGCTTGACTTGTCTTGTGCCTGACGAGCGTGTCGCAGGCGCAACAACTGCCGATTGTCTCTTGGAGGTGGACCCCCCAAATATCTCAGGGAAGGTCTTGTGCAGGCGTGAATCTATTGCCTGAAAGTACTCGTCGCTTCGCGGGTCGGTGCCCGAACTGACTAGCTTTTGATGCAGCCCTAGTGCGTAGCTGGTAACTTCCTCGTAGCCGTTTGCCCCAAACCACTGGTTTTTAGCCTGCCAGCGCAGCGTCTTTTCGTCGGGTTGTACCGGCTGCGGTACGTATGACTGCTGTTGTACAGGAGTTTCGTTTTGTTGTAAAGGGGTTGGACGAAAGTTTTTGATCGACTCCAATTTTAACTTGGCTTCGGTCAACGCTTCTTGCGCAGCAATTATGGCGTCTGTATCAAACGCTTCTTGCGCTTCCTTGTATTGGCGGCGCACCGTAGCCAATTCCGCTTCAGCCGCAGCTTTAGCGGTGGCAACATACTGCACGGTTCCGTCATCAACGTACTGTTTAAGGCTTCGATTCTCTTCCAGCAATTGCTGAGCAAAGCGTTCAAGCTCTTGCTTCTCCCGCAGGGTGGCTTCCTTGGCACGGCGCTCATCATGTCGCGCGTGTGTCAATTCTTTAATGCGCCCCTTGACCTTATCTGAGTACGACTCGATTTCGTCATCGGTGGGGTCTTCGACTTCCCGATCCAGCGGCTTGCGCCCCCGGTCTTGTTCGGGCGTGTCGTCAATGATTTCGACTTCAATGTCTTCATCATTTGGTTTAATGGCTTGTACGCCATTTGTTTCATCGGGGAATTTGTAATCTTCCATGTTTTACCTCGTTAAGCGCGGCTAATGCCACGGGGGTCTTCAACAACAGCTTCAACCTGATCGTCGTTGATCAGACGGAACTCGCGGTCAAAGAGTTTCAATCGCGTACCGGAATAGGTACGTACCAAAACAAAGTCGCCCTCTTTACACCAAGCACCGGAAGCAAACTTTGCTTTGTCCTTGTATGCGTCAGGGCCGATCTTCACTACAAAAAGCACCGTTGTTGCGTGCTCTTCCTGTTTGATAAACGCATCGGGCTTAACAATTTCTGTGCCCTCAAACGTGTCATCCATTTCAGGAATAGCGCAAAGAATCTTCCATCCCGTAGGATCTGGGACCGTCTTTGCTTTTTGCTCCGGCGTAAGTTCTTCAGTCATTGGCTTCGTCCACTTTTTTAGCAAGGTCGATGATGTAACGCTCTGCAATGCTTAGACCTTGAATAACACCACAGAGTTTCCGATACTCCTCAAAAGACTGACACACGCCGTTAGCCAAATCATCGGCGTAGTTGTTCATGTCTTCGCGGATCTTTTCGCGCAGTACGCGGGCAAATTCATTGATCATGATTTACTCTCCGGTTTGCGTTGTTTAGCTTGCTCCATTTGCACAGCTAGCTGCGCTTTGTTCTTGGCGATGTCTGCGCCAATACGCAGTCCATCAGTCTCATGCTGGGCTTCTTGTTTGGTTTTGCTCTCCTGAATCTGCGCGCCAAGCTTCATGCCCGCAAGCTCCTTGTCACTTGTCATTTTTGCTTTATCCAACTCAAGACGCGCCTGATCTAGCTGGTTACGCTGGGCTTGTGTTGCGGCTTGTGCCTGCGCCGCTTGCGCCTGTGCTTGCGCCTGTTGCATCTTTAGCTGCATGTCCTGTTGCTTTAACTGCGCGTCAAGCTGCGCTTTCTGCGACTCGATCTGCAACCTTGTCTGCGATTCCTGTTGACGCATTTGCAACTCTTGCTGCTTCAACTGCAACTCTTGCTGCTGCATCTGAATCAACGGATCTTGCTGTTGCTGCTGCGACTGCTGCTGAGCAGCTTCGCCTTGATTCTTTTGAAGCACTTGGTTGGCTGCTTGCGCCAGCAAATTAGATAGCGCGTACTCTGCTTCTGCCGGAAGATCACTGTCGTATTTGGGCAACGCCGCGCCCATCTGCTGCTCAATCTGTTCCCGGTACGCAAAGCCAATATGCTCGGCAATATGTGCCGCTAGCGCCGCCTGCATCTTTGGTGCGTTAGGGCTTTGACCCACAAGCTCCATAATCGACGGGTCTTTGGTCATCGACATGTGCACCTGAATATGCGACTTGTGGTCTTGATGCATGAACGCCTTGACCGGCTCCATCTTCAGCATGTTCATGTTCTCCGTTACCGGATCACGCGGCTTCATGTCGTCCGGCAGCGGCACCAGTTTGTCGGCGTGCTTGATACCCAACACCTCCAACATGCGGCGATGAAGCTGCGGCATGTCATAAATGTCCGGCGCCATCTGCGCCATCTGCATGACAGCTTGGTACTGCACAACCCGCTGGCTCATCGTCGCCGCGTTCGGATCACTAACCGGGATGATCTCTACGTGGTTGTAGTCAGCTTTCTTGGCTTTACGCGGTCCCTCTTCAGGGTCGTAGTCATACTGCGGCTCTGTCTCATCTCTAATGATGTCCGCTAGCAAGCGCAGTTCTTGCTTGAAGCTGTAGTGCAGACGCGCCTGCACCGCCGTCATTACCTTGAGTTGGCGCTCCAACAGAGCCAGCGTGGTCCCCACCGGGGCCTGCGCCGACATGTCACTAATCTGCATGTCCGCAGTAGCTGCGAACCGCCGTCCCTCCTCCACAATAGTGGAGAGCAACTGATACAGGACGTTGGACGGTTCTTTATATGGCAACGGCAGTATGTTGTCGCGCAACGCCCCGGACCCAATATCTACGTCGCGCCACTCTCCCGGCGCAATCGGCGTATCGTCGCCCTTGATCCGCAGACCACGGGATTTCAAACCGCCCGGTAGATTGGAAAGGGTCCCCGCATCCACAAGCTGGCGCATGATACTGGTGGCTGACTTGGCAAACCCACCAATCAGATGGAACAAACCAAAGCCATACGCGCCAAAGCCGGGAATGTAATCGTACTTAACAAAGTGCTGGCGCTTGCGGCAAAGCTCGTCGTCTTCTTTCCAATTGCGCCGTACAGCCAGCACATCGTTGGTGCCTTTAATAATAGTGATGACGTACGGGCGCGCAATCCCCGTTTCTTCCCCGTCATCGTCCTTGTCCTCAAACCCGGCAATATCCAAGTCCGCATGGACTTCATAAATAATGTAGCGTTCGTCGTTCAGATCACTAAAGCCGGTTTCTCTGTCTTTAGCTTTCTGGATCTCCGTCTGCTCACGGCTGGGATCAGGCAACGTGATATCCCGATAAAAACCAGCTTGCTGCAAGCGAACAATCTCTTGCTCAGTCTTGCGCATTACGTGCGTAACCCGATAGCACGTATCCATGTCCGTCGCGCCATACGGCAGGATGATGTCCTCTGCCGGTACAAACATGGACACTTGCCGGTCCAGTGACGGATCAAAGTAAACCTTCTTGAATGCTGAGCCGGTGGCTGGTAAACTCCACAGCATGCGTTCATGCTCGGGCCTAAACTCGCGCATAACTTCCGTAAGCTCGTAGTTCATGTCGTCTTCGACACGCCTAGCGGCATCTTTTTTTGCCGGAGTTTCCTTACCAAGGATCTTGGTGCGCACTGGACCCTGCGCAGGGAACGATTCTGTGATAGCTTCGGACTGGAACCGCACAACGGCTTCCGTAATCATGGGGTGGAACACGCCACAAGCGCCGTTCCACGGCTCCGTGCGCTCCTCGTACTGCAAGCCCAGCAGCTTCAAGCCCTCTTTGTAGGACTTCTCCCAGTCTTTACGGGAATTCCGGTCGTTCTCAACAGCCTCGGTTAACTCGCCAGCCATCATGTCCAGATCTTCGGCGTCAATATCGTCCGCAAGATTGGCGTGAAACTTGCTAGTGTCTTTTTCTGGCGTGATGCTGATGTCAAGGTCGCCCGCCCGGATGTTGACCGCTTCGGGGTCAATGATCTCAATCTCAATTGGCTCTTCTTGCTCAGCCAACGTGTCGATCCCCTGCGGCGCACGATAAAGTGCTTTGTCAATATTAGTAGCCATTGTTTACCTTAATAATATGCAGCAGTTCTGCGGCGAAAGATTGACGGTTCGTCCCGTTCGTCCGAGTCCAACGCAATAAACCCGCCTTGGCGGTATCGTAACAGGGCTTGGGTGGTCGTATCCACGTAATCGTCATGTTCCCCAACGGGAAATGTCGCAACTTCTTCAATGACTTCACGCGCCCAGCGCGTATCCGGTGCCCAAACTTTTCCTGAATGAAATAAGTCACTTACCGCGTTCATCCGAACCATCTTGTCATTGCCGCGACTAGGCGAAAATTCCTGAACGGGAATGCCCATGCTGCGCAACTCTTGGATGAGCGGTGCGCCCGCTGCCTTTTTCTCCACAATGAAGGCATCTGGGTCCCACTCCTTCCAGTGTTTGAATGCTGCCGACTTCAATTCGGGAAACGCCATGCGTTCCTTGAACGCATCCAACAAAATCACCTGCGGCGAGTTCTTTTCTTCTTCATTATAGAAGACGCCCCACGTAGTACAGGCGGAATAGTCCGAGTTGTTCTTGGTTTCAAACGCCGTATCCCACGACTGGATGATGTACTCGCATGTAGGAGGGTCATCGTCCGGCCAAATGCGCCAATGTTTGCGTGAGACGACCGCTGAAGTATCGGCTGTGGGCTGCTGCATGTACTGCGCATTCCAAAACCGGGGGTCCATGTTGGCTTTCTTGCTTTTTAGCTGGTCAAGCGGCCATTGCTCCGGCCAAAGCGACTTTTCTGTGTCGCTGTCTTCGTTAAGAATGGCTGGAAGCTCGACAATTTCCCACTGATCCGCGTTTGGGTTCTTGGTCTGGTAGTCGATCAAGCGCCCAGTCAGGTCGATCAGAGACCAGCGTGTCATAATTACTATGATCGCGCCCCCCGGCATCAAACGCTGAAGCGGTCCCTGCTGAAACCAGTTCCACGCAGTATCAAAAGCCAGCCTAGAGTTAGCGCGTACGTCCTGCTCCGAGTGCGGATCGTCAATTACGAACAAGTCAGCGCCCCGGCCCGCTAGCGCGCCCCCTACGCCTGCGGCGTAGTACTGGCCTCCCGCAGTAGTCGACCACTTGCCTGCGGCCTTCTGGTCTTCCGCTACGCCCGTCTGGGGGAAAATCTCGGCGTACTCCTCGGAAGAGATCAAATTTCGGATGCGCCGGCCAAAGTCTTCCGACAAACCCGCCGTGTGCGTGCCCATGATGATCTTCTTCTCGGGGTACTTGCCCAAAAAGTAAGCGGGGAACAGGTAGGACGAGAACTCTGACTTACCCATACGCGGCGCGATATTGATGATCACCCGCTTTTTGTCGCCGGCAAGAACTGCCTCAAAGATTTTGGCTAGCTTTTTGTGGTGGGCGCCTACCTTAAAGCCGGGATACACCGCAGTCGCAAACCCCAACATGGAAGTTTTTGCCGCCCCAAGGCGTGCGCGGTGCTCGCGAACTTGCAAATCCTCAAATAGCTCCATCTTGTCCTTAGTGGACATGTGGGGCAGCGCCCGTTGCAGAGCCTGAAGCTCTGCTTTACTAAGCGTCGTGAAGTTGTTGGGATTCATTTATATCAACAACATCGACAACCTGCATAAAACGATTGAGCTTTTCTTTAATGCGCGTCTCCAACTCGGAGTCCGACATTTCGGTTTTCTTGATCTCAATCTTTTCCGTGAACAAACCGACTTCCGTTACTTTGCCAAGAAGCGCTAAAGCCTTTAGCCGGATATTTGGGTTGTTACTTGTCGTCTCTTCAAGGATCTTGGCCACTGTATATCCGCGCAGTTCTTTGGCCTGCTGCACAAACTCCCAATCATAGGCAGTCAACATCCCCGTTAACTGGCGCACAGCTAACGGCGTCTTCAGTTCAACAAGCGCCTGCTTCTTCTGCTCATCATCGGTGACCGTAACCATAGCCTGAAAAGCTTCGCGAGCGCTCGCCGCTTCTAACCCATCAACAATTTCTTCATCGGGCGTCACGCCCAACTTCTCCAGCCAGTCTGCCGTGGCGAACTGAGCCGAGACTATTTCATTGGGCTTCGCTTTTTTGAGCGGCACAAAGTCACCGGGGTCGGTAACGTCGGGTTCAAAGTCGGCAAGGTGGTTCAGCATGCCTGCAACTGTACACATAAACAGCGGGAATACGCAAGTGTTGCGTTAGACAAAGGTGTTTTTAAATTTTTGTAGTAGTGGGATGGGGGCGCGTTTTGCTTTGGTAGGGGGTGCTTTGTGTATGAGGTTTTACAAAGTGGGTGGAGCGGGTGACAAACAGTGTTCGTGGCGGCGCGACCGCGCCAGCCTCGGACAGGGGGGTGGGGGGTGGGTGGGGTCGGCAGGATTTGCCGCTGCGAGGGCATCGGGGCGAGCACAGGGCGAGCACAGGGCGAGCACAGGGCGAGCACAGGGCGAGAACATGGCCGGCTTCGCCGGCGAGCATGGCCGGCTTCGCCGGCGAGCATGGCCGGCTTCGCCGGCGAGCATGGCCGGCTTCGCCGGCGGATGGATTAGGTACACGGCAAATATTGCCGCCCCATGCATTAGTTGCCGGCAGGAATTGCCGGTGTCACGGTGTCAATCGGAAGCACTCACGTATTCACGCGGTTTGCCGGGTGGGTTCTGGCTGGCACATTTAATGCATCAGTAAGGGCTCGGCGCTTTGCCGTTGTTTAAACCGGAGTCAAACGAAAATGCAAACGATCAAATTCAACACCCAACGCGAATACGGACCAAAAGGGCAGCGCATTGCCGCCCGCCTACTAGACAATGGCTCGACGGTATTCGTCGATGTTGACCGCAACATTGAAGGCGTCATCCCGGTTCTATGCGACGCCGAATTTACTGCGTCAATCTTCAACTACCGTTGGGTGATGGAATCCTACGACAGCAACTGGTACGCGCAGCCGCAGGAAGAGCACGCCGAAACGATTCGCGAACTTCGCGACTTGATCTTGACACCGGCAGCGCCCGCACCGGCAGCGCCTGTATTGACCGATGCAGAACCCGAGCAAACCGAGATCGAATTCGACGACGGCGTGGACGCGCACGACTATGTGGTGACCGGATGCCACGACGAAAACAACACCGAACCCGAGCCGGCGCCCCGACTGGAGATCACAAAGCCGAAGATTCAATGGCTGCGCTTGACTCGTGATATCGCGAACCCTCGCCGGGATCGCCGGATGCGGTACGGCTGGCAATCAATTGACGTATTCAAAGCCGGGACGATTTTCGAAGTATGGCCAGACTCCGACGGTTCGCAATCGGTTTGGTTTGGGACAACTGGCATTGGTGACTTGAAACTTGAAGCCGCATTGATTGAAGCCGGAGAACCTACCATTGGCCACGACTTCGAAGAGATCAAAAAGATAGCCGGCCACGGGTACGCGCTCGGATCAACCGTAATTGACTATGCGCTCGCACAAGGTTGGTTGACCCGCGATCAGATTCTGCAAGCACTCGCCGCCGGCGCCGAATAACCCAACCCAAACCCGGGCGGCAACGCCGCCCGCACTAACCCGGAGAATCGAGCATGAAAGAGATCAGACACGCAATCCGCCGCGCTATTCGACGCGCAATTTCACCCTATCGGGTCGTCATCATTGACGCGGACGGGGACCGCTACGTGCACCGCGCACGCACCACGCGCGAAGCCAGAGGTTGGCTCGGCTGCTACAGATCGGGCATCGGCATTATTTACACTCGGTCCGGCAAGATCGCCGCCGTACGTATTGCATAACCCGGAGAACCCAACATGGCCGCAATCAGTGACCCCAACAAGATCGCACTATTCAGATTGTGCACGCTGCGCACCGGATTAAGACTTGAAATCGCGGGCATGCGTCGCGCGAGTAAGTCGTCTTATTCCATCCTCAAAACCGAATACGGATATCGCGGCACCCGTGCCGCCGTCCTGGCCGCCGTGCACGCAGATATTCAAACCGCATTCACCACACTGGAGCAATCAGCATGAACCACCGCCCACTGACTGACATCGCCCGCGAAATTAACGCGGACTGGAAGAAGCCGCACTTCGCCGCTATCCCCTACCTTAACGCGCTCGCCGGCATGCACTCAATCCATGATCGGTTCGGATACGACGACGCCCGAGGGATTGTCCTGTACTTCCTGAGCAATGCCGGCACATGGCGCGGGCCGGTAGCGAAACGAATCAAAGCCGAACTGAAAGCCGCGCTGAAATAAACGCCGCCGCCCGCATGCGGGCGGCACAACATAGCGTCGAATGGCCGGCGCTATGTTGTGCCGATGTTGGCATTTTTTCAGGAGTCGAGAGCATGAAAGACCCGACCGGGTACGTGTTTTATGAGGGCCGCTCGCCGATTGACGGCGCCCCTATCATCGGAGTCGCAATAGTCCGCTCAGAGAATCCCAAAACCGGGGACATGGTGCAGACATACATTCTGCGCAGCGACGTGCACCCGTCCGAAGCAATCGCCAATGGGGCGGACCGTTCAATATGCGGAGACTGCCGACACCGCCGAGACCCGGTAACGGGCAAACGCACGTGCTACGTGACGCACTTTGGGATCGGGTCGGTTTACCGGAGTCTGAAAGCCGGCCTGTACCCTCGGGTTTCGCCCGCACAATTGCGCCGCATTATCGCGGGCCGGATGATAAGACTCGGCGCATATGGTGACCCCGCAATGATCCGCGCGAGGGTATGGCGCTCAATCCTCAAACTAGCAGCGGGCCATACGGGTTACTCGCACCAATGGCGCGCCGGATTCGCTCAGGATATCGCGGGCCTATGCATGGCTAGCGTGGACAATCCCGCCGAGTTATTGGACGCCCGCGCGGGCGGCTGGAGAACCTTTCGGATTAGACTGGAGACCGACCCGCTAGCCGCTGGGGAATTCGAATGCCCCGCGTCGGATGAAGCCGGAAAACGCTTGCAATGCATCGATTGCGCAGCATGCGACGGCGCCGGCCAAAACACCCGCAGGGCATCGCCTGCAATCATTGTCCACGGGACGCAATCCCGCCACTTCACCGGAGTCTAGAACGTGAAATACACCGCCGACCAATTCGCCGCAGACCTCAAAGAACCCTACGCTTGGCCCGGAGGATATCCCCGGTATTTCGTATGCTCCGACGGCGCCGCGATTGCATTTAAGACCGCCCACGAGCAACGCTGGCAGATTCGTTTAGCCATCCGCAGCAACGACAAAACCACGGGTTGGCAGGTCGTCGCGTGCGCTATTAACTGGGAAGATCCGGAACTTTATTGCGACCACACAGGCGAGCGTATCGAGTCCGCCTATGCTGAAGACAAGGTCGCACAATGAAGCTTCACCCAACCCACGCCCAAGCCGCTACCCTAGCGGCACAACTTCAGCGCGACGACACCGAGTGGCAATACCGGGTAGTCCGCGCGCCGACCGCGCGCATCGCCTACGTCATCGAGGTCCGCGACGAGAGAGGGGTGCACCTCGGGTATCTGTAACGCACCAGAGCCGGCCCCTACGGGGGCCGCTCCACCCTCGCCCCTTCGGGGGCTTTTTTGTGCCCATCGTATCGGCAATACTTGCCGCCCCATAGGGGCGACCGTGGGGGATGCAGGCGCGTTCGTTATGCTGACCGTCGGGGATGCAGGCGCGTTCAGTGTCCGGCAAATATTGCCGGTGATTATGCGACCGTGGGGGATGCAGGCGCGTTGCCGGTGGGGAACCGGCAAAATTTGCCGGTTTGTGGTAAAAAAACAACAGTCTTAATTTGTGACACTTTGTCCACCCCTACGGACGCTCTCTAACCCGCGCCAATCCTAGCGCCCAGAGTAAAAGTCCGGCGCGCACCTACATATATATATCTATATCTATATCCCATATATATACATACACAAGGACTCTTGGACGCTTCCTTCCTTTTTTCTTCTTGCCGGCGTTCATCCGCGCGTTTTTTCTAGGTGCGTACCGGACTTCACCCCTCCAGACCAAGCCACATAAGGGCTTGCCAGCGTCCGTACTCGATGACATACTGGCCAAATTCTCTCGGAGCCGGACAAACTGTGACAAATCCCCCCCTAAAACACGCTGTTCACTGCCCAAAATGCAACAGAATCCTCCCCCCACACCTGTTTCGCTACTTAATTTCGAGAAACCAAGCTATCGCTAGGGGCTACTCAGGTGCGCATCCGGTGTCGTTTCGCAGCCACTACTGCAAAGACTGTAGGCACCCAGCCGAACGCAAACTGTCAAAGCTAACCATCCCAGAGCTTAACAACCTAGTCGAGACCGGAGACATTAGTCCGGGGTACGCCCAACGGCTGACTGAACAGAGAGTCAAACGCAAGTCCAAGAAGTGTAGTGAAGCCTCCTTAAAGCGATGGGAGCGCCCGCGTCTGCAAGACTGGGATGCGTGGGTGTCTTATGTTAGGCACGAAATGCGTATGATCAAACGCCAGCGCAAGTACGCACAGGACAACGACGACCCGAACACGATCACTTTCTGCAACGCGGCCATTGATCTGCTGCACGACGTACTTGATGACCTCAAGACACGCAAAGCCTTGGGCGAACGCCTAGAACCCAGCGCAGAACCTATCAAGTGGCCAGAGCCAGCGCGGGCAAACGCAGCCAAACTTTGGGGACAGATCGTGCCATCCAGCACCAAACCACCACGACAACCTATTTTTCTTTAGTCAAACGCTTGACTCAGAATCAGAAGTCAAACTAAGATACACTCTCAATCAACCAAACCGAGGCGCCCGATGGCACGCAAGACCTACAGAGAGCATGTGTTCGACTACATTCTAGCCAACCAAGGGGCTACGCTTAGCTCAGTACAGGAAGCGTTTTATTATGATCGCCCCGGCGCAGATGCCAACAGTGTGTGTTTGGCTAAGGTAGAAGTAAAAAATTTTGTACGCGATCTGCGCGAAGCTCACCAAGTGAGCCTCTCAACGGACAATAGGTTGTACGCCGTAACTAAGGAGTACGTACACCCAAGAAGACGCAACGCTGTTGACCTACCGCAACACACCCCACCTCAGACGCCCGAGCAGGCCGTCGACACGATCCTCTCAACGCTAAACATACAAACCGCCGCCATCCTGCGGCACAAACTCAACGAGATGTTCAAATGATCTACGCACACACAGGTGAGAGCCTAACAACCGCCATCATGCAGCCAGAAAAGCCCACACAAAAGCCACAGATGAACGACCCAGTCAACAAGCCCAAGCACTATACGTTCGGCTACTACGAAGTCATCGAGGTACTACAAGACTGGTTCCCGAAGAACCCGTTGCTATGGCAAGTGGGCAAATATATTGCCCGCGCTGATCACAAGGGCAAGCCACTGGAAGACCTGCGCAAGGCACGCTACTACTTGCAGCGCGAGATCGACCGCTTAGAGGACCTGTCAGAGAACCAGAAGTAGGGCTATACCCAAATGGGAATAAAACCCGAAGCGCTGGTCAAGAAAAAGATCCGCGCCATCCTCGACGAGTTCGGTGCCTACTATGCGATGCCTATCGGTACGGGGTATGGGAACTCAGGGGTGCCGGACTTCCTATGTTGTGTTAATGGAAGATTCTTAGGGATCGAGGCCAAGGCTGGGAACAACCAGCCCACCGAGCTTCAAAAGCACAACATCCAGAGGATATTTGACGCGGGCGGCTACGCCCTAGTGATCAACGAAGACACCCTACACGTACTACAGGAGCTATTGGAATGGACGACAAAGAAGTAAAGCAACTCAAAGAGAAGCGGCTTTTAGAGCTAAATGCCTGCGTCGAAAAATGTATGGAGGAAGGCGCCAAGGGGCGTGGGCTGTTTCTTTACTCGCACGAGGACGAGAAGTACCTGACGGTCCTAACATTTAACGCGGGGCCAGACGTAGTGTGCAATCTAATACACAGCGCCAACGCGCTGATGCAAGACCTGATTGATAGCGCCACGGCGGATGCGCCACCAAGAGAACAGTGGAACTGATACCCAATGACCAAACCCTTCAAACAAATAGTCACCATTGACTTCGAGACGCGCTGGTCCAAGGCGGACTATACGTTGTCCAAGATGACCACCGAGGAATACATTCGCGACCCCCGGTTCAAAGCTTTCGGTGCTTGCCTGCATGAGTATGGATCGGATGAACCCCCGCGCTGGTACAACGGAGAAGACTTGCATGACGCGCTCATGCAATACGACTGGACTCAGACAGCAATCCTCGCGCACAACGCCCAGTTCGACGTATCAATCCTTGAGTGGAAGTACGACTGTCACCCATGTTTTATTCTGGACACGCTCAGCATGGCCCGCGCCCTACGTGGAGTCGAGCAAGGAAACTCGCTAGCACTGCTAGCTCAAGAGTTCGATCTGCCGCCCAAGGGCAACGCGGTCCATAGCACTGACGGGCTTGAAGAACTAACGCCTGAGATCGAGGCAGAGCTAGCCGAGTACTGCGCGCATGATGTGATGCTGTGCGAGGAGATTTTTGTACGGCTATCTGCCGGGTACCCATCCAAGGAACTACGCTTAATTGATCTGACGCTGCGGATGTACACACAGCCGCGCTTAATTCTCGACGGGACGATGCTGGCCAAGGCCATCGATGAGGAGCGTGCACAGCGCGAAGCACTACTGATTAACCTCGGCATCACAGACGCTGATCTGGCATCCAACCCGAAGTTTGCTGCGCTACTCGAAGCTGTTGGCGTACCCGCGCCTAGAAAAATCAGCAAGACCACGGGTGAAGAGACGTTAGCACTGGCCAAGAACGACGCCATGTTCCTTGCCATCATGAACGGTGAGAACGAAGCAGCGGCGCTGCTCTGCGAGGCTAGGCTGAAGGTTAAGAGCACGACCGAGCGCACCCGTGCGCAGCGGTTCCTAGACATTAGTAAGCGCGGCCCCCTGCCCGTACCGCTGAGCTACTACGGCGCCTCTACGGGGCGCTGGACGGCATCCAAAGGCAGTGCGATCAACATGCAGAACCTAAAGCGTGGGAGTTTCCTACGCAAGGCGATACTAGCGCCGCACGGGCATACGATAGTGGTGGGTGACCTGTCCCAGATCGAGCCGCGCGTGCTCGCATGGCTCTCGGACTACGAGGATATGCTGGACATCTTCCGTTCAGGCGCGGACCCATACGCAGCGTTCGGTGCGCAGATGTTCAACATACCCGGCATGACTAAAGAGAGCCATCCTGAACTGCGTCAGTCGGCCAAGTCCGCGCTGCTTGGGTGTGGGTACGGCCTCGGGTGGGCATCGTTCGCGTCCCAATTAATGGTGGGGTTCCTCGGGGCACCGCCGATTCGGTATCAAGCAAATTTTGCCAAGCAACTTGGGGTCAACAAGGCACTAGCTAAAAAATTCTTCGAGTGGCGCGCGACCGAGGCTCGCCTGCTGGACATTCCACACACCTGCACGCTTGAAGAGTTAGCTATTCATGCGGTTGCCGCCAAGCAAATTATTGACATCTACAGACAGACGGCCTATCCAGTGGTTGGCCTGTGGGCGCTGTGTACCAAGCTGATGGTGGACTGCTTGGTTGAGGGTAAGGAGCACACATACAAATGCCTGACCTTTCGCAAGGGTGAGATCGAGCTACCTAACGGCATGAAGATCCGCTACCCCAACTTGCGCAAGGATGAAGACGGCAACTGGGTGTACGGCAAGGATGCAACGAAGCTTTACGCCGGGAAGATCACCAACAACATTACCCAAGCACTCGCTCGCATAGTAATGACAGACGGCATGCTGCGCGTATCTAGACGCTACCCTGTGGTGGGGACTGTGCACGATGAATTGATCGCGCTGGCGCCCGAGGAAGAAGCGCAGGAGGCACTCGACTGGGTGCTGGAGCAGATGACAATGGAGCCGTCTTACATGCCGGGGATACCTCTGGCTGCTGATGGCGGCACGAACTTACGTTACGGGGATGCCAAGCAATGATTGAGAAGAAAGTTACGTGGAGCCACTCCAGCCTTAAGGATTTTGAGGGCTGCGCGCGCCGCTATCATGAGGTCAAAGTACTCAAGAACTACCCGTTCACGGACACGCAGGCCACTCTATACGGCAAGGAACTACACACCGCAGCCGAATTTTATGTGGCGCATGGCACGCCGTTGCCGGCGCAGTTTGAGTTTGTTCAGCCTGTGCTCGATGCGCTGATATCAAAGAATGGGCGCAAGTTAACCGAGTATCAGATGGCGGTGACGAGTGACTTAAAACCCTGCGCATGGGCTGCGGACAATATGTGGGCACGCGGGATCGCTGACTTGCTGATCGTGGACGATGACGATCTGACTGCGTGGGTAGCTGACTATAAGACTGGGAATAACCGCTACCCGGACACTGACCAGCTAAAGCTGATGTCGCTGATGGTGTTCATTCACTTCCCGCATATCCGCCAAGTGAAGTCGGCGCTGTTGTTTGTTGTGAAGAACGACATGGTCACGATGTCGATGGAGCGCGGTGAAGCTGAGAAGGCGTGGTGGGAGTACCGCGAGCGGGTTGCTCGCCTTGAAGCAGCGTTTGAGAACGATGTGTGGAATCCACGGCAGACGCCGCTCTGCCCGTGGTGTGTTGTTACGTCTTGTGAATTTAACCCTAAACACTGAGGACTACATGAAGTGTCCTGAATGCTTAGAACCGATGCGAACCAAAGACACTCGCCAATGGCGAGACAACGTGAAAAATTTTGACTGGGTGGAACGGCGGCGTGTATGCCCTTGTGGCTATCGCGTAATGACAATTGAAATGCCCAAAGAAGTTTGGATTAAATACTCGGAGGATAGAGATGACCAAGGGTGAAGCATGGAAAACGTGGTGGATGAAGCAACACGGGCAGAACATGCCTATGGGCGCATACCATCCGATGGAAGGAGTTATTTACGACGCATGGAATGCCGGATGGGATGCGGCAGACAAACAATCTCAAGCCGAGATTACGCACCTCAAGGAACAACTAATGCGGGCTAACACCAACGACGGCGCATACAAGGCTGCTTTTCTAGCCGGTCAGATGACGGCACGTGGAGGAAGCTGGAAATGAAGCCGGAAATACCTAGAGAAGACATTATCCGCATGGCGCGGGAGGCTGGGCTGGCAACTCACGTTGTAGTTCCAAATACCGTAGTAGATATATTTGAGAAGTTCGCCAACCTTGTCGCCGCGCATGAGCGAGAGAAGATTGCACAATGGATGAGTGAGCGTGGGTACGCCACGGGGCATGGCGACACGATTGAAGACCTGCTAAAAGAATTAGAGTGGCAAGTTGCGGAACGGGAACGAGAGGAGTGTCGCTTGATAGTGCTAGACAACTCCGACGCTGAAGGGATTTGCTGTACCGACGATGTGCTTGAAGCCTTCCGCCAAAGGGGGGAGAAATGACTGACCGCGAACTCATGCAACAAGCGTTAGAGGCCCTGCAATACGCATCAGACGAAACAAAACCAGAAAATCTGTATGGGTGCGATTGTTTGATTTGCAAAACCATTAACGCTCTACGCGATAGGCTGGCGCAACCTAATCAAGAGCCGGTGGGATGGTTCGGCTATGACACTGGAGTTCGCGTTTGGTTTGAAACAAATAAAGGTGATGATGATTCTATCCCGCTGTACAAAGCCCCGCGCAAGTGGGTCGGGTTGACAGATGAGGAGATTAACTCAATCCCGGACTGCGAATACATGGATTTTTATAAAGCCATTAATGCCAAACTCAAGGAGAAGAACACATGACAACCCATATCACAAAAACATGGTTCGATGGAGAGAAGGTAATGACGCAGGAAATCCCTGAGTCTGAGTACGCCGCCCCGCGTCAGTGGGTCGGGCTGACGGATAACGAGATTAAAGAAATTATAGGGCCGTGGGGGGACACGCCAATCAAAGGCTACACCCGCAAACTGTTTGACCAGATTGAAGCCAAACTCAAGGAGAAGAACACATGAGCGCAATTATTACCCCACAACAGATGATTCAATCTGTGCTTGAGGCGCTCAACGAGTCGGTCAAAAACATCCCCGAGGACAGGCGCGAAGAGGTTAAGGCAAAGATACTGGACAATTTTTGGACGGCTATGTTTAAAGGACCAATGGAGAAGCACGATGCCACTTAAACCACACCCAACAGACCCAGACAAACTTGTATTTACAGCAGGGGATTACGCAATGCCAACCTACTTCACATCAGAACACGCCATGACCCTACGCGATTACTTTGCAGCGCAAGTATTAAGTGGTTATTTTGCTAACAACCACAAAGATGAAATAGAAGAAGAAGGGCTTCTTTTTAACACTAGTACTTATAGAAGAATCGCAGACCATTGTTACGAAATGGCAGATGAAATGTTAAAGGCCAGACAGAATGAGATACGGAATCCTTGACGA